GTTCTATCCATGGGTCTTACTAACCCCACTTTTCACTCGTCACACCTGGAGTTTAACCCCCCCTGGCTTGTCACTGCGAGTTTTTACCGAACTAAATACGGCTCATCTGCTGAGATGGTCTTCTGCTGTGCACAGGAATTGTCCACACGTGTGTATGTTATGTATCCGTTTTTGTTTCACTTGTTTGTAACAAGCATTTTTCTGTTTGAATATCCTCCACTTTGTGTACATGTCCGTAAGTTTGGATACAGCCACGACGAACGCGTCATGGGTGACCCGTATATGCTATTGCTAGCAAATAAAGTTCTTTTATGTACAATGAAGAGGTTGGAGAAGGACTACAACAGACTCAACAGGCTTTTGAGTACTAGGACGCGTTGCCTAGCTCATGCAAATTGTTCCATCATATAAAATGACTGCTATTACGGCCAGCTGAAACTACTGCCGCACGTCACAATCATTCAACGGGTATTAGCCGCTCATTAACCAACTTTACACCATAAACATTAGAACCCCTATGTATGTGTCCCAACAACTATTACGATACCAACCAAGCAGCCCTATCTGAATACATGAAGCTCGGCGTGGTCGCACACGGCCGTTGGGATTAATAACACCGCTGAAACTGGACAAAATGTTTCATCGATGCGTATGTGTATATAAACACAGATATATGTATGTGTCATTCAATTAGCCCGGAACCACCAAATCATGGGGATTCCCTAGTACAACACAGGTCGGTCCGCTGTCATCTCGCGCCCGGGGTAGATGTTCAGGATTGATATTATTGTTAAGTGTTGGGCTGAAAAAGCTTATCAACACAAAACGCCATGGGATCGAAACCCACCGACATCCATAATATTTATGTCCTTCAGCTCATCGTCCGAGCCAACCTGATCAATGTAACTAGAGTCCTACCACTCAATAGGGAAAAGCTAGCGAGGCTTGTGATTCTCCCACGTAGGTAATTGAACTTAATATGTGGTATATAATACGTAGCAAACATCCACCATATAACATGCTAAGGTACTTGCAATCCGCCCATACGGGGGCAAATGGGCCCCCAACCAAAAATAATACTAATTGAAACTATGGATACGCTGAGGGTGCAAAGTTAACCGATTGGCCACCTTGTCCCACACTTAGCCATGCAATCTGCGTCCTGAAGCTCACCGACGGAATGAGAAACGTCGCAGAGGTAGTAAACCCATGCGGCGTCACCGTGGCGTAATTGACATTCCCAGTGCCATCTGCAATACCGGAAATGTAAACTTCAAAAGTAACTGCACTCTCATAACCATTGGTAGCGTTATTAACAAACACTGCGTTTGCTATACGCCCACTGCTGGTCGTGATCTGGCCTAGTGCTGTTCCCGCACCCGCTATACTTGCCGTGCTCCCTGCTACTGCGGCGGCTGCCACAGCGTAATTGCTGGTCGTTGTGTTGGCCAGGAGACGGAATGTAAACGTGTATCTACCATTTTTCCTTAAAATGATGTTGCCATTAGAAGTCAAATTAACGACTGTGCCCTCCAGCCCGACATCGCCACTGGGAGTGTATGCGGCGTTACTCACAACCGACACCGAATAAGGTGCATTAGTCATGAGTGATGTCAGCTGGTTGAATGTGATACTGGGCACCCTGCCGCTAGGGTTTGATCCTGCGACAACAGAAACTGATCCATTAAATCCTCCTACAATGTTGGGGCATGGCGTGAGAAGAGTATCGCCACCCACAATGGGTTTCAAAAACTCAACATCATACGACACCCAAACCTCACCAAGAGTGGTACCAGGGGTACTGGAACCGGGTAATCCTGCTGTGGCCATTTGGAATTTGCCGAAATCATAGAATCTTTTATCACTAACGTCGGTAGTTTCGTAGGCTGGGTCTCTTACATACAATATGGTTTCGCCCGAGACCGAGGCGTCACATTCAATGGCATGAATTAAATTCATAGAAGGCTTGCACGATACAGCAAACTCGGAATTTTCCATCTCTACCTTGGTCACAAACGCCCTGTCCACCGAATTGTAGTTGGTGGCCATGATGATAGTACCCAAAGGTCCCGAAGCTGCGTAATCACTTGTCATGGTTTTGTAAACGAACACCATGCCATGGATCTTATATTGGGAGTACTGTTTAGCCATGCGTGCCAACCACGGGAACAATGTAGCGTTCGCGGGATTGAGCACATACTCAGTGTTCGAAAACGAAGTGGGCGAATCAGGAACAATCAAATCCTTGATGTATTCCCTATGAACAACCCTACAACTGTGATCATTTTTCACAAACTGTGGCACCATGTCTGACGACGTTGATACCTTGCTCAATGAATTTGTTTTCACGTCGTAATCTCCATATCCGCTAATGGCCGACAATCCTGCTCCCAACTTTCGTCCCATAGTTGCTCCTGTGGAGCCCCCCATCCGGGCCCCGAGGGCACTTCCGCCTGCTGCGAAAGCGCCTTTGGGGATACGGGCAAGCACTTTATCAAGCTTGCCCAAAATGCCCTGAGTAGGCGCAGAAGCGGGGCGACCGACTTCATAGTCACCCTTACCCTTGATCTTACGTAACCCTCCTCCTTTGCTTTTGCCTTTGCCCTTATTATTATTAGTCATTTACAACAAGTACGTTTCTGGATAACGTCGACTTGTATATACAATATGTACAACTGCTGGTTGATTTCTCTAAATAAACCCTGAGTGGTCAAATAGTGGTAAGCCCACACCCCACCGCAATGTTGACGGGGTGGTGGCTCAAGTCGTCGGTATAAAACATCTTACTCAACTCTTTTTCCATTGCTATTTGCATTGATGGTATGTACCCAAAGGCTTTGTAGAAGCTGACTCTTGTGTCATCGCTAATCTCCCCGCGATAATCACCCCTGATTCGTGGCTTGGAGCTCATCCTCATGAACCCCGAATCTGAAACTATTAGTGAATTCTTGACATTGCTATCGACGCCATTGCGCTTGTAAAACTCATACAAAGCGCCAAAAATTGGCAAATCTCCAAACAACGCCGCTCCACCAACGCCAACCTGATATGACCACTGCCGAAACCCTAATGCAGTAGACTCTGTCAGACTTAGAGCATCCTTGCCCCAAGCAGCAGTGGGTTGTCGACACATAACCCACTTATCCTCTGCCTTATCTAACAGTATTGGCTGGCTCTGGCAGAACACGACCTCCTCAAACTCAAAGACCGGTTCCTCCACTTCCATTTCAAACCCATACTTCAAAAACCACTCCTCCAAATGCTGCGATCCCCACACCCCATCCTGCTTGCTACATATTTTGTGCAAATCCGACTTTTCTAAAAACAACACGCAATCGTCTCCGTTATTCACAAGTTCACAATCTAACCCTATAGATCGCACGTATTCGCGCACTAAAGTGCACATAATGATGCAATTACCTAGAGACGTGTTCATGTCCCCACTAGCTCTTGTACCATCTACGCTGTATTTAACCTTGTGCCCATCAACAAACCCCATCCCCTTGTTGTTCAACTGCAATTTAAGCAATTGTCGCAACTCAGAACTGTTGAAAATGCCATTGTAAATCGAATGCTCCCACTTCAAAGCATCTGCACTAACATGTTGGTCGAACCTACTCGCGTCCAACCCCACTGCAACAGGTGTAGTAAACTTATTCCACTTCTTCCTCATGGCCATCGCTACATCTTCCACTGTCATCCCCTTCATAACCACTTCATCACCATCATCCCCCCACTCTTTGGCCAAGGCTTTGTACATATCTGCCTCAATCCGCCGGGTGAACCTTCCTACAGCATAGTTATAAACCGGTGAACGCGGTTGTATAACCCGAGGGGCAGGATCGAGTTTCTTTGTGAAGTTTAACTTCTCCATCTTCACGAAAAACTTTATAAGAGCATCCTTACCCCTCCATCCCCGGGAGTCGTACTCGCGCCCTGCAGCAGCATAGAGATTTCTTTTGTTCGCGGGACATTGGTCAATAAATTCTTGACCTGTCAGGTGTTTCACCGTACCGAACTCACAGATTCTCTCAACAAGGCGTTTTCGCACTTCTCCCAATGACCTCCACACCCCAGGTTCTGGCAAAGGGGTCGGAATCAAACGGTCTCCTCGCTGAACATTAAAAACTCGTTCATTGAGTCCACGAATACCGTTTGGGAGGTCGTTATTGTGTGCACCAAAATCAACACGACTAGACACGTGTGGTGCAACAACCACGTGTCTAGGCTTGGCAGGCTTAGCTCCAACATGCGAACTGACAGCTATACCCCGAAACGGTTCACCATCTCCACTCACTGGCCAAACACTAGCACCAACATGGTATTGTTGGTCAGCCGTTGTTCTAGCCGCAATGCGCACGAGGCACCCCTACGCCTGATGGGGGTTAGGAGCCGTTTCTAACGCTTTCCAAAAAGCATCGTCGTCGTCCCCTAAATGGTACGCAGTGCACACCGCCTTTAAATAATACGCCCTCTCGTTGCGACGTATTTTCCGCGACTCACATTCCGTCCCTATCTCCACCCCCTCTTTCCAAGCTTTTTCCACAATTTGTTTCGCGCACAGATGCAAAGCTCTCTTATCTGCTTCACTACTGGTGAAGACGCCGGGAGCATTTGCTTTTAGCTCACCAACTAACGTCTTAATCATTGCCACCCTGCGATTGTATCGGTTTGCCGACCGATGCAAAACATTATACTTACGCTTGCCAAATACCTTTGCCACCTTACCTTTGAAATAGTCCCATGTCTTGACCACTGGTTTAACATCAACATGGTTCCCATCAACATCATCGAAGGCGACGTACCTAGCTACCCCTACAGCAGCATCATTCGCAGTTTGCGCTTTATTAACAAATCGGGTAATGCCCCACCAATCATACCAAGACCGCATCCCAACCTCTCCAGTCTTAGACACTTTGTCGCTAAATGCGACGTGAGCGTCCCAACTGAGGGTGGAACCGGTGGACGACGGCAGAGGATCAACCATCTCCACATCCTTATTAACTGGACCATGTACAGGTCCGACTTCTTCAGGAATGGGAGGTGGCGGCGGGTACGGGGGCGGAGGTGGTGCTCCTGGTGCGTCGGACATGATGTAATCACCATCCTCTTCAACCAATTGCAACTCTCCTGGTGTTACAGTCCCCCACATGCGTGATTGCTCTTCGATGAACTGGATCCGCTTCATGCGATCAACTCCAACACGGAGCATTGACCTGAATAACTTGCGATCATTGGACTTGTTCAACTCTTCCAAACGTTTCCTTTTGATGTCCTCGGCTAACAACAAACGAGCTTGTTCTGCTAACTTAGCCCGCTTATCCGCGATTTCTTTCTCAGTAATCCGTTCCCACGCCCGCCTTTTGTCCTGGCTATCCAACCATTCCTCTGCTGAAGGAAATTTGGTTAGGGTTGCTAGCCATTCTTTGTCCTCGGTGGTCCCATACAAAGCATTGTCGTCGTCCATGCCAATTGGCCTAGGCGCAAACTGAATGCTGTTGAGATTAGAAATGATCTCATCTAAAGTGTGATCTTCCTCCACCTCGGTCTCCTCAAGGACAGGGAGTACAGGAGAAACTTCGGGAATAGCGCTTTCAATATTGGTTTTAGCTTTTCCCCGTAAATACTCCTTATTTGCCGCAATTGCACCTGCTGCACAACGGGCATAATACTCCCCTTCCTCGGAAGGAAATTTGTTTTTACCTCTCATCCGCTTATTAACGGCTTCGCCCCTTACCGTGACTGCCAAGTTTGCTCCCGCAAGTGCCACATCAGTGGCATGTTGTGCTCGGGTTACATCCTCGACCAGTCGGTTTAGGTGACAGGCTTTTGTGCACAAGGTTGATGCAGCAAATAAGCCTTCTTGAGAGACAGAGGGTGCTTGCGGCACCGGCGTAACAGCCATCTCTCCGGAGGGGCCCCGGGTAGCAAGCCCAGTCCCCTCCCCCACAGCCCCCTTATGGGAGCTGTGGCTCTGCACGCCAATGGTTTCAAGCATTG